TTGTTTCTTCCATATGCAGGTTCCGGAAAGGTAGAAACCAGCATCCGAGAACGCTTTTCTAAAATTCAATCCTTCGGTATCAGAGTGGAATACATAGATAGAGGCATCCTTTGTCATTACTGATTCCATGTTCTGAAACGATTCCAAAAGAAACTGATAGAAGGCAACGTTTCCCATGTTGTCATTTTTGATTTTTCCAGCTGTGCCTTCATAGTTGACATTGTAAGGTGGATCGGTTACTACGAGGTTCGCTTGTTTTCCCTCCATCAGCTTAGTGAACGTTTCTTGTTTCGTGGAATCACCGCATACCAACCGGTGTGGTCCTAGTTTCCAAAGGTCACCCAGTTTCGTGATGGGCGGCTTCTGCAACTCTGCATCGACATCAAAGTCGTCATCATGAATGCCGTCTTTAAGGGAGTCTTTGAATAAGTCATCTAACTCGGCTGCATCGAAACCGGTGAGGGTGACATCAAAATCGGCTCCTTGCAGCTTGGTTATTAATAATGTCAGTTTCTCTTTATCCCAATCACCATTAATCTTGTTGAGTGCGATGTTGAGTGCTTTTTCTTTCTCCTCATCCATTTCGATGATTACACATTCGATTTCTTGGAAACCCAAATCGAGTAGGATTTTTAATCTTTGGTGACCCCCCACGATATGAGAGGTGGTCTTATTCCAGATTATGGGTTCTACATATCCAAATTCATGGATGGATCGTTTTAACTTTTCGTATTCGGCATCTCCCGGCTTTAAGTCTTTTCTGGGATTGTAATCAGCTGGAATCAGTTGTGTAATTTTGAGTTTCTCAATTAACATAGTTCTTTGCCGCCTTTCTCAACTCGACTTGCATATCGACTTGCTCCCAGGGAAACAAGATGGAGTTGAAATGACCATAGGTTGCGGTATCCGCATAGAAGGGTGTTCTCAATCGTAGCTTTTCTATCATGGCAGCCGGACGCAGGTTGAACACCTCTTTGACAATCTCTGCAAGCTGTTCGTCCGTGAGCATACTCGTCCCAAAAGAAGTTACGTTAACTGCCACCGGGCTGGCTTTACCGATGGCATAAGAAAGAGCGACCTCGCAACGTTCTGCCAGATCGCTCCCGACGATGTTTTTCGCTATGTATCGAGCCATATAAGCTCCGGATCGGTCAACCTTGGTAGGGTCTTTGCCGCAGAGTGCTCCTCCCCCATGGGATGCCAAGCCGCCGTAAGTATCTACCATGATCTTTCTACCGGTGAGTCCCGTATCTGCAGCGGGTCCACCCTCAACGAATCTTCCAGCGGGGTTGATGAAAACTTCTGTATTGTCGTCAAGGGGGAAGTCCTCAAAGCACTGCCACAACACCTGCGTCAAGATATCTGATTTCAATTCGGGTAGAGTTTTATCTTTATCGTGCTGAATCGAAATGACGATCGTCTTAACTCGCTTTGGTTTGTCATCTTCATATTCAATCGTGACTTGCGACTTTCCATCTGGTTGGATTCCCTTGATCAGCTTCCCCTTACGGCAACTGTCGATTCTCTTAACAATCCGATGAGCTAAGACGATTGGGAGAGGTAGATACTCCTGGGTTTCTTTGCAAGCATAGCCATACACAGTTCCTTGGTCCCCGGCACCCAAAGAGCTATAGGGTTCACTGATACCTTGCCTTACTTCCAATGCTTGATTGACTCCAGCAGAGATATCTGCACTTTGCTGATGTATGAAAATTAGAATGTCATATTCACTTGGGTTATTTCCAACATCACGTAAAACGCTTCTCGTAATGGATCGGATATCCACTTTTGTGCTACAGGTGATTTCACCCGCTACGATAATTTTACCTTTGGTCGCAAGCACTTCGCATGCCACGCGAGAAGCTCTGTCTTCGCGTAAACAGGCATCCAGAATACTGTCTGCGACGAAGTCACAAAGTTTATCGGGATGACCCATGCACACACACTCTGCTGTTTTATAAGTTAGCATAATTACCTCCATATTGCATAATCTATCCACTTCGAGTATAATATAACTGAGTCAAGGTCTCCTCCTCATTGACTCACCAGACCCAAAGGGCCCGAAAAGGGAAAAAGCAATTGTGCCAGAATGCAAAATAAGAGGAGGGATGCTTATGAGCGAAATTAAAAGATTTGGGCGAAATATCATTAATAAAGTAAAAGTTAGTGTTACTTTCAAACTACCGTTCATTAATGTCACACTTGCTCCTTCGATTATTTGCAATCTCGTTAGAGGTTGCTTTTTTTATTTTCCACGCCTTGCTGTAAGTAAGCGCTCCATGACATCATCTTGTGGATTTACTCCGTTGTATTCTCCAACACTGTTCTCTTTTACGATTTGAAAGATCTCCATCCAGAGCCGATTGGTTTGGCTCATATAGTTTTGACCCATGGCCACATATGGACTTTGAATTGCATTTCCCGTTGTGGGATGCTTTGCTAAAAATCCATATTCGGTTACTGCTTCCTCGCACTGAATCCAGCGAGCCACACTCATTGCATAGCGTTCCAGCAGTTGTGGTGAAACTAAAGCTGCACATCCTCGTTCGTTTAACCATTGCCAGGTGCTTTTGTAGATCTCACCGGCGATGAGTGCCTTACCATCTTTTTGTATGGCTTCGAGCATTCTATTTGGTTCTGGCATGGATAACCCTTTGAGGTCAGCCGTTTCGTTAAACTCAATGACAGTTAGTTTTCTTCCGCCGGGATTACCCTCAACTATCTTCTCGGCAAGGGGTTTCTTTTTTGCTCCTGCACCTACACGAGCACCACCACGATTTGTGCCGTCCTTCGCCATAGATTCACCTCGCTTTCGTTAGGAGGGTTATTCCCTCGTTTGATTCTGCGTTTTTTAGCGTGAGGGCCCACACCGCTGTCCTTAATTGATTTATTTAGAGATTTAATTACCCCCACCGGTCACCACTCTCAGCGGTAATCCGAGAGTGACAAGACTTGCATAAAGCCATGAGGTTACTCCACTCATTACCACCACCTTTTGAAAGTGGTTTGATGTGATGAACCTCTTCTGCAGGAGTTAAGACTCCATTTCTCCTACACTCATCACACAAGGGATGCGCTTTGATGAATCGATCGCGAATCCGTTTCCAAGCACGACCGTATCGTTTGTTGGACTCAGGATCACGCTCGTACTTGTCGTATAGCTTGTTCTTTGCTTTCTGATGTTCAGCACAGTATTGTCCTTTCTCGGCTAATCGGCTACAACCCGGGTAAGCACAAGGACGCTTTGGTTTGTATGGCATCGGTTCACCTCACACAGGATAAATAACAACGACCGCCTGAGGGTTTTATCCCTGGCGGTCGTTTTGCTACACTTTCATCAATACCATTATACTACGTTGACACAGGATTTCAACTCTCATTTACTCTCCACTTTTCTAAATCACAACTTGCTTTAAAGCCCTTTCACGCATCCGAAAGGTATGTTGAATGCTGTATCCCATCTTGAAAGCAATTTCCTCCCAAGTCCAGCCACAAAGAAAGCGGAGCTCCAATAGAGTCTGGCACTCTTTGTTTTCCACAGCTTTGATGCAACTAACGATTTGTTGCTTAACATTAATCAGTTGGTTTAGATCTTCATCGATTTCCTTTTGTAAGTCAACGATTTTAGAAATGGCATCAGCCATCACAGAAACACGGTTATTGGGGGTATGCGGGGTATCTGAAAATGTAGAGGTGCATTTAGTAGCTAGCTCGTTGAGAGATGCAATTTGCGCTAGTTTACTATCGATCCTAAGATCAAGGCGATAAGCTTGACTCAAAAATTCTAGTGTGGTCATATCAGCTCACCTCCGCTTCTTGTATCTCTTTTATCAAGAACAGGGGAGTGTGAGCTTTTTGGAAATCGGACTACTATTCCTTTATCCTCCATGGCTTGAACTAATGTTGTATTTGAGAGAGATTCATAATGTTTCATCTTCGTACCTCCGATGTTTTTATTCCCTCGGATTGGCACGGATTGTCTTAGATTTTCATATCTGCCTTAACCGCTTCGATTAAAGCTGCTTGTGTACTATCCTTCTTGGATAATACCTTTAGAATGCGCTCGTCGATGGTTCCATTGGTGATAATGTGGTGCACCACGACGGTTTTTGCACGTTGCCCTTGCCGCCATATGCGCGCGATAGTTTGTTGATACAATTCCAAAGACCAGGTTAATCCAAACCAGATCAACGTCGAACCTCCACTTTGTAGATTCAGGCCATGTCCAGCTGAAGCTGGATGGATGAGTGCAACAGGTAGTTCGCCTGTGTTCCATTTCTCAAAACTACCTTTGGTATCTAACTTGGCATAAGCCACACCCAGCTTTCGTAATCTTTGAGCGATGCAGACTAGGTCGTGTTTGAACCAATAAGCAACCAGCACAGGGTTTCCTCCTGCAGCCTCGATCATATCTTCCAAGGCATCCAGCTTTCGCTCATGGATAGGGGAGACTTGACCATCATTGCTATAGATTGCTCCATTCGCCATCTGGCAAAGCTTACCGGTGAGCGCTGCTGCATTAGCGGCTGTGATGTCACCACTTGGTAGTTGTAGAATCAGATCGGTCTTAAGCTCCTCATATCGTTGTTTCTCACTTTCTGAAAGATAAACTGTATATTCACTGCTAATAAGCTCAGGCATTTTGAGATGGTCCGTTGATTTCATGGAGATGGTTATATCGGATATCTTGTCATAGATTCTTTCCTCAGCTCCTGGGAGAGGCTTGTAGTTGAAAACAATGTGGCCATTTCGTTTATCTGGTTGAAAGTAATCCAGTCGGTAGCGACCGATGAATCGTCCAAGCCGCTGGCCCATATCTAATAACCGAAACTCAGCCCACAGGTCCATGAGACCATTTGTCGATGGCGTTCCCGTTAAGCCAATAACTCGTTTTACTCTTGGCCTAACTCTCATCAGCGCACGGAATCGCTTTGCTTGATAATTCTTGAAAGAAGAGAGCTCATCGACGACGAGGGTATCAAAGTTGAAAGGGAGGTTACTTTCTTCGATCAGCCACTGGACATTCTCGCGATTGATGATATAGATATCGGCTTGTTGCAGTAGGGCTCTTCTGCGGTCTGCTTCAGTCCCAACAGCCACGGAGCAGATGAGGTTCTGAAGATGATCCCACTTATCTGCTTCAACAGGCCATGTATACCGTGCAACTCGCAAAGGTGCAATGACTAAGATGCGATGTGCCTCGAAACTGTCAAACAGTAGATTGTTCAGTGCTGTCATTGCAATGCTAGTTTTTCCAAGACCCATATCAAGCCAGACAGCACAGTTGGGATGTTCTTCGATGTAGCGAGTAGCATGGACTTGATAGTTATGAGGTTCGTATTTCATCAAGAATCCCTCCAATCTGCTGCTCATCATCCAGGACAAATACTTGGAATCCAAGTCGCTGGAGCAACCCATGCCTTGCTAGCTGCAAGGGGAAAGGCTTTCTTCCGGGAGCCTTGACTTCCACAAAGCCAATATGACCCCCCGGTAAAAGTACGAGTCGGTCAGGCATTCCGTCAAAACTAGGGCATACAAGCTTTGGTGCAATACCTCCCATCGCTTTAACCGACATCGTCAGTTTTTGTTCGATTTGTTTTTCTCTCATTGCTTACCCTCCACGGACAAGTGGTCCAGATTTTCTCTACGCGCGTATATGCGCTCGGACACGGCTCCTTTTTCTATAATATTTCTATTTATTTGTACTATATAGAAATCTTTGTCCATTTGTCCGAATCTACCATTTTTACCCCCATTTTACAGGGAATTGGCTCTGGACAGTCTCAAGGACAGGGACAAGCTGTGCCTGTTGTTCTGAGAGGCTGTCCAGAGATGCCTAAACACGCTTATACAACCGTTGCCTACCATAGATGGGCAGTATCTTGCGTTCGTCAACTTTTTTCCAACCTGGGATGCGAAGCATGATGGCCGCTATCGCATAAGAGTCGGAGGGCTTGATGTCCTCTTTCCTTTTACCGAAACATTCACACCAGATCTCCAAATTGCTGACGTTGCTACGTAGAATCCTACCTTTCGATTGGGTAGGACTGTCCGGATCACGGATGTATTCCTGCCTTACATAGATGTCCATCTCATCCCATTTCTCCGGCAGTAGAAGATTGAGATAAGAGAGGACCAGACCTTCGCGGTCGTCCTGTTCCATCGCTTCAGACTGCTCGATTTGAGATAGTTTTTCCAGATACGGGTCGAGATAAATGTCTTCACCGCGCTCGACGAGCACCAGCACTTCAGCCCATATTTGGTTGACATCCTCTAGGGAGAGTTGCCACGGCTTCATCTCACTTGTACCGGGAGTTTTGACTGTCCAGAATCGGCGATTGCCTGTGATGTCTCGGAGATATCCATTTTGCGAATTGGTCGTGCCAAAGAAGATACACTGCCTGGGATGGGGTGTAACTCGACGTCCGAAAGAAGCACGATACTTATCATCCTGACGAGAGATAAACGCTTTGACCTTATCGAGGTCGGCTTTCTTCATGCCGGCCAATTCACCAATCTCGATGATCCAATAACCCTGCAGTTTTTCTGCAGCGGTCTTGTCATTCATATCGGTCAGGTTCACACTATCGGAGTACCACTCTCTACCGAGTTTTGCAATGAGAGTGGACTTCCCAATCCCCTGATCCCCATTGAGTACGAGGATATAATCGAATTTGATACCCGGATTCTGTACTCGTGCCACTGCAGCGCAGAGTGTTTTTCGAGTAACCGCGCGAGTATAAGCGTTGTCCTCTGCTCCGAGATAGTCGATGAGAATGCACTCTGCACGAGTAACACCGTCCCAGGGTGGCAGGGAATCCAAATACTCTCGAATGGGATGGTAAGCTCGGTCATCCACCACTTTTGCAACAGCGATCTGATAGTTCCGGGCCGAGAAGGTCCCATAATTCGCATCGACATAACAGATGAGTTGTGCATCGTCAGCATCGCGCCAAAACCGTGCGGGATGCTTCCATGGTACAGAACCCGTAATCTCCATGCCATCGGCGAGCTGGTTGAAACAAAGTGATTTCAAGTTTTCGTCGTTTTGAAGAATCAAAGTTAAGTTATGAAGATTATTTTTTAGTACCGTTGAGCGAGGTTCGTATTGTAGCTTTTTCTGCCATTCGGGATCACTATCACCGGCTGCGAAATCATAGGACGCTTGTGCTTTTCGCTCTTCGACTACGAGCAGTTTCACATTATCATCTTTTGAGGCAAACTCGGACATGGCCTGATAGGACTCTTTCTCATCATCATCGCCGAATTTGTGGATGCGAACGAGGTCAAAAGCGTTGAGCAACTTTCCGTTAGCGGGATCTGTAGCGTGATGGCTATAAGCGAATTTGTCCTCATAAACCACAACACCCGCAGTGCTTGCACCCGCTATGTAGTCGTAGCGACCTTCCGAGTCGGATGGAGCATAGATGTCTGAGAGGAACATCTCTATAGCCGCAGTGATGGAGTAGGTGCGACAGAAAGCTCCTACGACACCGGACTTTGTAAGCGGGTCTTCCTGGGGTTTCTGACTAGGTTTGTGCACCTTGCTTTCCCGCGAAGTAGTGGGCAGCAGAGAGCAATCCTGCCAATCTGGGTGTATTGCAAGGATTTTATCCGGATCAAGAGGCTCACCATCAAAGAACTTAATGAGGTATTCACCATTCGAGGGACAGGTTGGCCAATACATGAGCTGGTTGGGAATAAAGGAACATTCATCGAACATGTCGATACCAATCTCAGCTGCCATATAGCGCGACACCGCTACATACTCATCCGCAGAGATCTCACGTGTGAAGGGAGCAATGATGCGAAGTCGAGGTGCTTCTGGTGTATGACCGTGTGTGGAATACATAGCACATTTGAAGTGAATCTTTTCCTCTAAGGCTGTAACGAACTCCGGAGTAGCATTGTCAAGATCGGGGGTCCACAGGGACCGACAAGCAACATTCCCTATCTTGCGTAGATTGTCTCTCAAGTGACCTCCGACAAAGCCACCCTTATCCTTAATTTCATCACGCTTTGGTTTTGGGAGCTTGGCATATTCCTCTGCAGTTTCACTCGTGCGTATCGGTGTTTTCAGCCTTTCGCAGATTGCTTCGAAGGATAGGGTCTTATTGGACCAGAATTTTGCCTGGCGGGAATTACCGAGGGCGATCTTCAATTCACGCATGAGCGCTTACCTCCTCGTAAATGGCATAGCTTTTGGGTAAGTATTTTTCGGCATTATCCCTTTCAGCGCCTTTCCGATAGGGCTTAATCCAGATGCGTTTACCGGATTGATAATTTCTCCAATGACCAGCTACTCCCCAGCAGGGGCATGTCATTTGATAATGGGTAGTGCTCGGTACGCGGATAAGTTCTTCATAGTTGATATGGATAATTTTAACCGTATGGAATTTTTTTGTTTCATGACGAGCCTTTTTGTTTTTGCTCTTCGAATTTACTACGGGCGTTCGTACCTCTGAATGCAGAAAAACTTCAGGACGATTCCGAAAAGCATGTTGAACCGCCATGTAAATTAGCTTGACATCGCGTGGGAATTCTATTTCGCTTCTATTATCGGTTTCACACATAGAAAGGTATAAACCGTTTTTCCGAGCCCAAACTGCCTGCTGAGTAGAACAGGTTATGGTGTGTTCTCCATTTGTTATGGTCGATTTACCGAGTGCGATCACCACATCTTGTCTTGTACCGTTATTGTTCATATAAACATAAGCATCTATATAGGGAACAAGAATTGATACAGTGCTATTCCCGAGACGCGTCACGAACTTCTGTCCATACATGATTGAACGACGGAAACATATGGTAGTCACAAAACTACCATCGGTGCAAATAACTGTAAATTCCTCGAGTGCCGGGTTAACAATCAGGTCGGAACTACTATCTGTTGCAGAGCACATTTTATCAATAATCTCATTGAGTTCTTCTTCCGTCGCTTGAATACGGTCAAGTCTTTGCCACTGTGTACCATGTTCCCAATGCTCAAGAGCTTTCAGAACACGATCGTCTTTATCGCTGAAAGCGACTCCTTCCACTAATAATATTTTCTCTTGATCAATCATTCCCGCTAACCTCCTCACAGTTTTCATTATAGTAACGCAACCGATAGTTCTTCCACTTAGCCCGCTTGATTTCAGCTTCCATTCCGGAAGAGATGCGTTTTCCAAATACCCAGACTTCCGAGCACTTGCACATCAGCACATTGCCAAAGAGCATCCCGAGATCGCGTTCGATAGGGTTCTTGTCATCAAGAAACTGAGGGAATAGCAAGTGAGGTGCAATGGGGAGGTAGCCATTATTTACAGCGAATCGGCAGTAACGCTGTGCGGCCTTTGTGTTACTCCCCACATCTCCTGAGTAAGGTGAGCAGATATACACGAGGGGACGAAACACACGATGTGCTTGTTCTTCCTTTTCGATGTTAGATAATGCTTCATAAGGAGTGAGATCATAGTAACTTTCTTTGTTATATATATCGATACTCAAATTGACCTCCGATCTGGGTGATACTAAGACCACCCTTTTGTTTAGTGGACGTAAGGGACTGATTTGAACGAATAGACTCAATCCTTTTTATAAAAGGTGGTCTCAAAGCCATCTGCCCTCAGTAATAAACCTTTTGCCCAGGATGGTGGTTGTGCCATACGTTCGCAGATTTCTTGCAGAGTGGGTTGCGAGTCTGCTTCGATAACAATCTCATCATGGACATGCATGACGATGGGATAATGCCTTAGGTTTTGTAAGGCATAGCAGAGTAAGTCACGAGAAGTAGCTTGAACGATGTTTTCCACGAATTTTGGCCCGTAGGTATTCAAGCGTTCCCATTTCTTTGTAGAGCCGACACCTTCGTAGGTAATGCACTGACCACCGAACTGGTTTTCTCCGATACGGGGTTTCACATAAGCGAGTTGTCTACCGGATGGGAGCACAATGAACAGCATAGCGCTTTGATAGTAGAACTTGATTCCGTGTGTGATGCGGCTGCTTTTCTCCCGAACAGCCTCCATAGCAGCGCGGTCCACATCCCACCAGAACTGGACGATATTCGGATTGGACTGCCTCCACGATGTCACCAGCGGTTGGAGCTCCTCTTCGGTCAAGCCCATGTCCAGAGTACCCATTGCCTTTAGAGCACCGACTGACCCGCCATAGCCAAGCGCCAGTTCAGCTATTTTACCTTTTTGCCGTAAATGACTATTCACACCATGCTTTTCGACTGGCACTTTAAACATCTGAGATGCGGAGGCACAGTAAATGTCACCACCGCCTTCAAACACTTCTTGCCGCCATTTTTCTCCAGCAAGCCAAGCGATGACACGGGCCTCGATAGCACTAAAGTCGCAAACAATAAACTTGGCCCCGTTTTTGGGAACGAAGGCTGTTCGTATCAGCTGTGAGAGAGTATCTGGCACATCTTCATAGAGCATTTCAAGTGTTTCATATTCACCACAGCTAACGAGCGAGCGAGCTTCGGACAAATCAGGAAGATGGTTTTGTGGAAGGTTCTGTACTTGTATGAGACGGCCTGCCCAGCGGCCAGTGCGATTCGCACCATAGAATTGAAACATTCCACGAGCACGACCATCTTCACAAACACAATTTTGCATAGCTTGATACTTTCTAATCGATGATTTTGCGAGCTGTTGCCGAAGGGATAAAACCTTAGATAATTCTGGAGGTGCAGTCTTTAGTAGATCTGCGACGACCTTTTTGCCAAGCGTGTCCGTCTCCAGCCCGTTTACTGCTAGCCATTCTTTCATCTGCATTACTGAGTTTGGGTTCTCAATATCCGTCAAGCTCTGCATGGCGTCTATAAGCTCTGAACGAGAACGGGAGTCTAACTGAATTGCAGAAGTCACAAAGTCCAAATCCAAAGCTACTCCCCGATCATTGATTTCTTCGGAAATATGGTATTCAGACCAGAGGCTTTCCGGCACTGGAAACTTTGAGAGTTTCTGTTGAATGGACATCTCCACTTCTACATCTCGAGCATTGTAGTTTTTAAATGCTGACCATTTATCGGATGCATGTTCAGGAGTATTTCGGGTTCTCTGGCCATTGGCTTGGGTGGGAGAACAGGGTAGACAAAAGTAGCGAATGAGTTCTTTGCCTTCTGACAATTTCTGTTTATCGAGTTTTAGAACAGCGCCGACCCCTTCTAGCGAAAGGGGTAACCCAAATGATGCTGCCCATACCATGGAGCATTTCCATGAAGCAGGAGAAAGATATTTGCCAGTAGGGAGTCCAAGAAAACGAGAGAGGCAGATACGTTCAAAGCTCGCGTTGAATGCCCATTTTGTAACAGAATCATCTGTTAGAGCAGCGATTATGTTGACTGGGATCGTCTCTCCACAAGTAAGATTAACGACCTGCACTTCGGAACCATTCATGCTATAACCGAAAAGCAATATCTCGAAATCGGGGGACTCGACATACCGATATACACCAGCCTTAGAGAGGTTAACGCTGGAAAAAGTTTCTGTGTCTATGCTGAGGGTTTTCATATTAATAAACCTTTCATTCTGTAGGCAGGGTGGCAGAATAGTCTGCCACCCTTTCTTCCTGTCTACACCAAGAAATCTTCATCTTCTTCGGTGGTAAAATCTGATTCAGCGCTAGCTTTCCCTCCAAGAGGTTCACCATCACGTATTTTCTGCAGGTTGTTTAATCCGCAAGCGATGCCTTTGCTGCCATTGCTGTTGAATGCATAAAGAGTAATGCTAGCCCTTCCATAGACACCAGAGTAGACCTCGGAACGAACGAGAATGGGATTGCAGTCGGCATCTACAATACCAGGAGCTGTAGCAGAATTAGCATTAATGAAATAGCAATTCACATAGGCAGGATCATCTGGACGTTCCACATCTCCATCTCGCAGAGGGGTCTTGAGTGTGGCAAGGGGAGGAATGGACTTTCCGTTTCCTTTGAGTTTGGATTCCCCTTCATGATACGCAGCTTCGATGGCAGCTTTGATTTTGGCTACAGTTTTCGTATCACTCTTGGGGATGATGAGGGAAGCAGAATATTTTGGGGTTCCGCCATTAATGCTTTTTGGTTCCCAGACATTGGCATAACTCCACCGGGTGTTAGGACCGGTGATCACTTTCATCGATTGATTGACATTGTTACTCATTTTCAGATACCTCCGTAAAATCATTTTTGACTGTATTCATAACCGGACGCTTGTCGCTCTCCGGAACGAGAGTGGGTTTACCTAAGGGTTTTTCAATATAAGCTGAGAGTAGCTCTTCGAAACGAGACTTACCCAAGAGTTTCTGCATTGCTGTGATGCCGAGAACCTTGTGTTCATAGGGGTCAAAACCAGCTTGCTTGACGGTTTCGGCGACTGAGGTTTCGTTGGTGTAGTGCCGATTGGAACGACCTTCGACAATCTTATAGCCATGCCACTCTTTTCCAAGTAGAGCTTGTTGTAGTGCGTACTCCTTGATGTCTGAAGCCCAGGTGATAAGATCATCTAAGCGAGAAAGGATTTCTTCGACTTCTTCATCGGTGAGCAGGGGAGGGAGTTCGAATTCGAGACGGGCGAGTTCTAGATTTGCTTCTGCTCGAGCTCGACAGGTGTTTTTCACCTTGCAAAACGTGCACCAGCTGCCACTTCGAAAGGTTCCTTCTCCTACATAAGCTAGCGCTGCTGTTGGTTTGAGAATCTTTTCAGCCCACTCGTAAAGATCATTTTTGGAAACTTCGGAAATGCTAATGTTGTTGAGCCTAGGTTGGTAGATTCCCATTCGAACAGTTTCGATATCGTAGATGCCATCAAAGAGATCCAACGCTCCTAGCGCATAACACTTCAATTGGGGATTGTTTTTTGCTGAAACCTCGATTCCACGTCCGTATTTCAGATCATAAATCTGTAGCACTCCATCTGAAACAATAATGCAATCGGCTGTTCCAAACCCGGATTCAACCCACCGAGAGAAGTCTACATGTTGTTCAATCAGGACAATTTGGTTCGAGAAAGATTGTTTAGCGGCTTCGATTTGCTCAAGAATGAAGGATACATAATCAGCAGCATAATCATTCATCTCTTCATTGAACCAGGTCAGATGTTCTGTTGGGTCAGTTGTCTCCATGCCTAAAGCTTCACGTAATCTATGTTCGAAGAGCATATGGGCATCTGTGCCTTCAGCAGCATAGTCGCTTATTACATCCTCGTGACTATCGTTAAGGCGAGCGGACGGAGGACAAGATAACCAACGTTTTGAGCTGGATGCAGAAAGAAGAGCATGGCCTTTAGGTGGCATGAGTCAGTTCCTCCGCATCAGCAAGAAGCGCTTTGTAGTGTGCAGGATCGACATTGGATAACCGATCTGATCCATATTTCTGTAGTAGAGCTCGAATCTGAGAAGTGAATCCAGCTCGTGATTTGTTAGCAAGAATTGCTCGAACTTCTTCCAAAGTGAGGGTAGGTTCACTAACCTGTGTAGGTTGAGTTGCTGGAGGAGAGCTAAACTGCTCTTCTAAAGTGTTAACAATCTGGTGAATTGTCTCTGCGATATTGCGCAAATCTTCTATGATTTTGGCTAATTCGCTCATTTCTATTCACTCCTTTCGTTGATTGACGTTGATTTGATAACAGGGTTAGCTTCCTTGCTAACCGCATGGATACCACACTGATGGCAGTGAGAACATCCAGAAGGTCATCTTGTGTTGTGTGTTCTCGGTTGCGTTGTTTGTTCATTGGTTTCACCTCCTTGGAAGGAGAGTTTTGTTTTATCCCTTCCACTACTTAATGGAGGTGAGTAAGCTGTTTGAACGAAAAGTTTGAAAAAATATTTTTTTGAATGTCACCTTAGGTCTTTCATGAGTTCATGAAGCTGAGTTAAAGCTTGCTTCAACTGATAATTGAGAGTGCTTTGTGATTTAACACCCAAGATTTTGGCGATTTCTCTTTGAGATTTACCTTGTGCCGAGAGCAAACATATCGTAGCGTAGGTGGGACTAATTTTCTGAAGCGCTTCAAATAAGCGAGAAAGCAGCTCGCGGTTTTCAACGATAGACTCCACACTGATACCATAATCCGGGAGCAAATCAATATTCTCAATGACGTTCCCTTCGTCGTCTACAATGGGATGGTTCAGAGATAATACTTCACCCGATGTTTGATAAGGGCAGGTCCAGCAGTCCATGTCACAGAGGAATCGTTTACTTGCGGGACAGCTACAACAACCATGGCTTTGCTGCTTTTTGCGATAGGCAGTAATATCGCGATAATAGTCGTCGTAGAATTCTTTGCTTACAGGAATCCATTGATGCAGGTGTTTGATATAGATTTTTCTTTCTGATGGGTGGCTAAAATTGTTTTGTTTTGACATGATGTGTCCTTTCCGCCTGTGTGGTACAAGGCGACAAGGACACATAAAAAGGATGTATAACGGCCACAGATGCCTAAAATGGGCATAACAAGGCACGGTGGGTACATCGAGTGCTCCGAGCAAAGCAAATTGCTTTGTTTGGAACTTCTTATGTATCCCGCCGCCTTCATGCGCATCTCAGGCTTTGAGATTTATTACAAATTATTGAGCTTCTCAATAACCTATAACTCTTTTTAGGTAGAAAAATAACCCTATTCTGCTGAAGTAAGATAAAAAGAAGACGGAGTTATCTATTCACCCTTGATAGGGTTTGTAGATAACTCCGTCTTTTAGCTCCTCGAGTGGTTACGGGGCAGGTTGCGGTAGCTTCTATTATTTATAAGCTGCCTTTGCAGCTTTGACCTGGGAAACAACTTCTTCCCAGGGGATTTTAATAAGTTTCTTCTTTTCAATTTTGATTTCCAGGTCAATCTTGTCATTCTCGATTACAACATCAAAGACTCTTTGAGGAGTTGGTTTTTCGGTGCTGAAAAACAAGATAGGACGTCTTATCATTCAAATCCCCCATTCAGATATTTGTTAATTAGATTCCGGGTTCTTGGTGCAACCTTTGCGTCAAGCTCCATTTCTTTGATGCTTTTATAGAGGCGAGATGCCTGTTTCTTTAGTGTTCCTGTGTAGTCTTCCGAGGTGTAGAAGGCTTTTTCCCAATAGAAGTCTTCTCCCTCTGACCCAATAAAGATGAAATCATACCCCTGATATCTCTCGTTATTCGTGGTGTAAGGGATTATGGCCAAGTCTCTTCCTGCATCAATATTTTTGTAAACATAAATGTCATCTGAAAGAATCCATCGATATTCGGAATTCAAATGTTGTGGATGATATACTGCTTGAGGATCACTACCTTCGGTGACAAGGCCCAACTTCGAATAGATTTCTTTGAGTTCGGCGACAACTCCACCGTGTGATTCCCAGTCAATACTATTCTCTCTGGTCTGGTCGCACAGCTTCATTAGAAACTTAGAAACCAAAGTGGTATTGCTCGTTGGTATAGTTAAGTCTGTTTCAAGCAGGTCGATAAGGTTTATACTAAAAATTCTCGCGATCTTCCATACAATATCGATGCTGAGCTTTTTATCCGAACCTGGCTTGGAAGTTCTTGATATATAACCACTGCTGATTTTGAGTATTTGCTCCAAATCACCCATACGCATGTCGTTCTTCTTTAGGAGAAAAGCAATGTTGCTATTGAGTATAGTTTTATCGAAATCACGAAACTTCTCTAAGTATTCATCAATACATTCTTCTTGTTGGGGTAACATCCAAAAGCAAGGATGACCGCTGTCCGGCTCAAAGTGGTTTACGCACTGGAGTAAGAGGTCTTTGATATGGATTGCTTCTAGTAAATCTTCTGTGGTATTGATCTCTTCAACAAGAGAATACCATTCACCATTATAATCAAACTTTCCTTGGATCGATTCATCGAATTGACGTGACATAAAATAGACCTCCGTTCAAATGATTCTAAGTAGATTATAAGATTTGAACGAGATGTTGTCAATAGTTCAAATGAAAATTGATGTAAGCTTTTTATTGAACTAAATATTGACGTAGATTGAAAGCATGGTTCGTGCTATTGATTACAACGGAAGCAGAAGCCGTCCTCTATATTTGATTTGTATATTAATTTAAAATTCTTGTTTGTGACATAATATGGCGTTTTTTGCAGGAATATCTTAACTGAAATTAGAATATTGGTCTAAAGAACTTCGTATAAACATATTATGAGGAGAATACAACAATGGCAGATAACAAAAAAGAACAAGAACGGTCAGAACTTCATCGCACCATTTGGAGCATCGCCAATGATCTCCGCGGAAGCGTAGATGGCTGGGATTTTAAGCAATATGTCCTTGGTATGCTGTTTTATCGCTATATATCAGAAAACCTAACCGATTATATAAATCGAGATGAACATGCTACAGGGAATCTAAATTTCGATTATGCTAAACTCAGCGATGATGAAGCCGAAGAGGCTCGTGAGGATCTTGTACAAACCAAAGGGTTCTTTATTCTACCCAGTGAGCTATTTGTCAATGTCCATTTAAGAGCGGAGAACGATGATAATCTTAACGAAACCCTGGAGAAAGTGTTTCGTAATATAGAAAATTCTGCTCAAGGAGCTCCCAGCGAAGATGACTTTAAGGGCCTTTTTGATGATATCGATGTTAACAGCAATAAGTTGGGTTCTACAGTAGCGAAGCGTAATGAAAAGATTGTTAAGCTTATGAATGGTGTGGGGGAGATGAAACTGGGAGATTACCAGGATAACACCATTGACGCTTTCGGTGATGCCTATGAATATCTCATGGGTATGTATGCTTCTAATGCTGGGAAGAGTGGTGGTGAGTATTATACCCCTCAGGAAGTCAGCGAATTACTCACTCGCATCGCCTTGGTAGGAAAAACGGAAGTCAATAAAGTCTACGACCCAGCTTGTGGCTCGGGTTCATTGCTATTGAAATTCGCTAAAATACTCGGGAAGGAAAATGTAAGGCAGGGTTTCTTTGGTCAGGAGATCAACATTACCACATATAACCTTTGCCGAATCAATATGTTCTTGCACGATATTGACTATGATAAGTTTGATATTGCTCATGGGGATACCTTAACAGAACCAAGACATTGGAATGAAGAACCCTTTGAAGCTATTGTTTCTAATCCCCCTTATTCCATTAAGTGGGATGGCGACAGTAACCAATTGATGATCAATGATCCTAGGTTTTCACCAGCAGGAGTGTTAGCACCAAAATCGAAAGCCGACCTTGCATTTGTTTTACATGCTTTGTCTTGGTTAGCGACGAATGGCACAGCAGCGATTGTCTGTTTCCCCGGAGTGATGTATCGGGGAGGAGCAGAACAAAAGATAAGAAAATACTTAATTGATAACAATTATATCGACTGTATAATTCAGCTACCAACTAACCTCTTTTTCGGAACCAGCATCGCTACTTGTATTATGGTGCTAAAGAAATCTAAATCAGAGAACAATACACTGTTTATAGATGCTACTAAAGAGTGTATCAAAGTAACCAACAGCAATAAGCTAACACAACAAAACATTGATACCATTCTTGAAGTATATTCGAAACGAGAGAATCAAGATCACTTTGCTACGAAAGTTGATAACGGCCAAATTGCTGAACAAGATTATAATCTTTCGGTCTCAACTTATGTGGAACAAGAAGACACAAGGGAAGTCATCGATATTAAGAAACTCAATGCTGAAATTGAAAAAATAGTTGTACGTGAGCAGATTCTGCGAGATGAGATAGCAAAGATCATAGCAGAAATCGAGGTGAACTAATAATGCGACTTTCAGATGTTTTGTCGAGTCAAATATCGAGTGAGTATGAGCAAATTGAAGGATTTTTGAGTAATCGAACACCTAGATCGGGCCAACTGAGGAAAATCTCAGTCGGTAAAATAGCCTTGAATTTCTATTGCAAAAACTGCCATGATGCAAGAACTTTTATCTCTGATGAGAATTTATATTGCATTGGTGTGAATAAACATTTGATAAGTATTGATACTGTGCTTACTTGTTCTCGCTGTGACTCAACAGTACAAACTTGGTTTTTAGTAGAAAGTAATGGAGACATAGCTGGAATTGCTCCCGAAGTTCGCATTGCTAAGCGAAGTGAAAGATTATCTGAAATGGTATTGGTATACAATGAGAGATATGATGATTTCTCAGATTTGCTAGAAAAAGCACAGAAGGCATACCGGGATGGATTGGGAGCTGGCTCTTTAGTTTATCTGAGAAAAATTCTTGAACGTACCACTATGCAGACAGCAGAAGTTTCAAATATTAATACTAAGAAGCCTAACGGGCACCGTAAATCGTTCAAAGAATTACTTAGAGAAGTCGATACACAATGTTCGATTATACCAAAGGAGTTTACAGAAAACGGATATAGGCTATTTGGTGAATTAAGCGACGTCATTCATGGGGATACTGACGAGCAGTTAGGCTTACAAAAGTATGATGCTTTATGCCGACTAATCATTGGGATTCTAGATAATGTAAAAAACAACAAAGAATTGATGACTGCTATTGGCTCATTAGGTTGGAATGATTAAGGAGGTGTTTCAAATGGCCTATATATATCATCTGATAAATGAGCTTTGTCCTGATGGGGTGGAATACGTAAAACTTTGCGATGTTGCTACTGTTTTACGTGGTAAAAGGCTTACCAGAAGTCAACTTTCGGATGTTGGAAGTTATCCGGTTTTTCATGGCGGCCTTGAACCATTAGGATTTTATGACTTATATAACCGCAACGCTAATAGTGTAATGATAATAAACGTTGGGGCTTCAGCTGGAACAGTTGGATATAGTTATGTTGATTTCTGGTCTTCGGATGGTTGTTACTGTATCGAGCTCTCAGATAAATTTGATAGTCGTTTTATGTTTCACTTTCTTTTAACACAAGAATCATTATTACAATCGAAAGTGAGGGTAGCAGGAATACCCACTTTAGATGCAAACATAGTTGAAACACTTAAAATCCCCCTCCCACCCTTACCAGTACAACAAGAAATTGTCCGGATACTGGACAATTTCACGGAGCTTACAGCGGAGCTTACAGCGGAGCTTACAGCGGAGCTTACAGCACGTAAAAAACAATATGAGTATTATAGGGATATTCTGCTAAGGAATGATAATCAAGGGAACCCAATAAAATGGATGCGTATTGGGGAATTTGCAGAATGCTATGCAGGTGCCACTCCAAAAACAACACAAAAAGAATTTTGGGAAAATGGAACTATACCTTGGATGAGTTCAGGAGAAGTGAATCTAGGACAAATCCATACGACAGAAAAGAAGATTTCACAGTTGGGGTTTGATAAATGTAGCACAAAATTAGTTCCTGCGAATTCGGTTGTTGTTGCACTTGCTGGGCAAGGAAAGACTCGTGGAATGGTAGCAATCACTAGAATACCTTTGTGTACCAATCAATCTCTATGCTCTATAGTTACTGACGAACGAGTTAGTAGCAATTACTTATACTACTTTTTAAAAACTCAATATCAGAACCTAAGGACTATTTCTTCCGGTGATGGTACACGAGGAGGACTAAACTTAAAGATGATTAAAGATTTTTTAGCACCTGTACCGTCCCTTGAAGAACAAAACCGCATCGTTCCCATTCTTGACCGGTTCGATACTCTCTGCAACGACCTAACCAGTGGTCTTCCCGCTGAAATCGAAGCCCGACGAAAGCAATATGAATATTACCGAGACAAGTTACTAACTTTCAAGGAGCTAAGCAAATGAGTACTTACAACATCGTTGCTACATCCAATGAAACCACTGTTGTAGCAGAATATGTATCGGAATATGGCCGAGTTACTGCCTACCAAAGTGAAGCAGATTTAGAACGGGAGTTCATTGATTTTCTTCAATCACAAGGGTATGAGTATGTAAGAATTGCTAGCGAGGGTCATCTGATTTCCAATATGCGAAACCAACTGCAGTTGCTCAACAATTATATGTTCTCAGATACCGAGTGGAATTGGTTTTTTGAAAAATGCATTACCAGCAGTAACGAAGGCATCGTTGAGAAAACTCGTAAGATTCAAACCGATCATGTTCAAATTCTAAAAAGAGATGACGGCTCCACCAAAAACATCTATCTTTTGGATAAAAAGAACATTCATAACAATCGGCTGCAAGTCATCAATCAATATGAGGAAGGTTCGGGTGCTCACAATACCCGCTACGATGTCACTATTCTTGTCAATGGTTTTCCTATGGTTCATGTTGAATTAAAACGCAGGGGTGTTGCCATTAGAGAAGCATTTAACCAAATCAAACGCTACCAAAGAGATAGCTTCTGGGCAGCCAGCGGCTTATTTGAGTATGTACAAATATTTATCATTTCAAACGGTACTCATACCAAGTACTACTCCAATACGACACGATCGAGCCATGTGAAAGAGAATATTGAAGGCGACCGAAAGAATAGCAAAAAGACCAGTAACAGCTTTGAGTTTACCTCCTATTGGGCCGATGCAACCAATAAAGCCATTGCTGATCTGGTAGATTTCACTAGGACATTCTTAGCAAAGCATACATTACTAAATGTCCTAACAAAATATTGTGTATTTACCTCAGAGGATTCATTGTTAGCCATGCGACCATATCAAATCGCAGCCACGGAACGCATCCTTTCTCGCATAGAAATCTCCAGCAACTATAAGAAAACAGGAACATTGGATGCAGGCGGATACATATGGCATACAACCGGAAGTGGAAAGACACTGACCTCTTTTAAGACGGCTCAAATCGCATCAGCTTTGCCATATATCGATAAAGTGTTGTTTGTAGTGGATCGTAAAGACTTAGATTACCAAACCATGAAAGAGTATGATCGCTTCCAAAAAGGTGCTGCCAACAGCAACACCTCCACCCGGATTCTGCAAAAACAACTGGAAGGTCAAAGCTCAAAAATTATCATAACCACCATACAAAAGTTAGATATCTTTGTTTCGCGAAACAGAGGGCATAGTGTTTTTAAGAAACACATAGTCATCATCTTTGACGAATGTCACCGCTCTCAATTTGGAGAAATGCACAGCAAGATCACAAAATCGTTTAAGCATTACCACCTGTTTGGTTTTACCGGAACGCCAATATTTGCAACCAATGCCGGAAGTGGTGGAAATCCTCTCATGAGAACAACACCCCAGGCATTCGGAGAAAAGCTTCATACCTATACCATTGTCGATGCGATTAACGATGGTAACGTGTTGCCTTTCCGCATTGATTATATCAATACCATCAAGATGAAAGACAATGTGAAAGACAAAGAGGTCTCGGCCATTGATACAGAAAAAGCTATGGCAGACCCTCAACGTATTCGCGAAGTCGTGGGTTATATTCTTGACCATTTCGATCAGAAAACGATGCGGAACAGTGCTTATTCTTTAAAAGGGCAACGTGTCTTTGGCTTTAATTCTCTCTTTGCAGTTAGTTCCATACCTATGGCAATGAAATACTATACAGAGATCAAACGTCAGCTGAACGAACGGAATCGAAAACTCAATGTTGCTACTATTTTCAGTTTTAGCGCTAATGAGATCGACCCAGAAGATAATATTGCAGATGAAGATTTGGATACCCAAGGATTAGATACCACTTCTCGCGATTTCTTGGAATCCGCCATTACAGATTATAATGCTGATTTCAACACCAACTTTGATACATCCTCAGACAAATTCCAGAACTATTACAAAGACCTATCGTTTAGGATGAAGAGGCGAGAGATTGATTTGCTTATTGTGGTGAATATGTTCCAAACCGGTTTCGATGCCACCACACTGAATACGCTGTGGGTTGATAAGAACTTAAAACAACATGGGTTGATTCAAGCTTTCTCTCGTACCAACCGGATTTTGAACTCCGTGAAAACCTTTGGCAATATCGTTTGTTTCAGAGACTTGCAGAAAGAAACCGATGAAGCAATTGCTTTGTTTGGAGACAAAGAAGCCGGCAGTATTGTACTTTTAAAGAGCTTTGAATCTTACTACAATGGCTATGAGGAAAATGACAAGTATCAACCCGGGTATAAAGACCGGATTGATGAGTTAATCGGGAAATTTCCTTTGGGACAAGCAATTATTGGTGAGCAGAATCAGAAGGACTTTATTCGTTTGTTCGGAAGCATTCTGCGCTTAAGGAACATCTTAACAGCCTTTGATCAGTTTGCTGGTAAAGAAATCCTACCCCTGCGCGATTTCCAGGATTACCAGAGTGTTTATATTGATATGTATCAGGAGATCAATAAACCTGGAGCTAAGGACAAGGAAAAGATCAACGATGACATTGTCTTTGAAATGGAACTGATTCGCCAGGTAGAAATCGACATCGATTACATTCTAATGCTGGTTGCGAAATATCATGCTTCCAACTGTGAAGATAAGAATATCCTGATTTCCATTGATAAAGCTATAGGTTCGAGCTTGCAACTGCGAAGCAAGAAAGAGCTCATCGAGCATTTTATTGCGACAGTCAATGCTTCTACAAAAGTAGAGGAGGACTGGAGGAAGTTCGTCTTGGAGCAGAAGGAAAGTGATCTATCTGTTTTGATACATGAAGAAAGACTGAAGCCCGAAGCTACCCAGAGATTTGTAGATAACTCTTTCCGAGATGGAGTCTTGAAGACGACGGGAACCGATATTGACAAAATCATGCCGCCGGTTTCGCGTTTTGGTAGTGGTAACCGCACCGAAAAGAAGCAGGGGGTTATAGAAAAGTTGATGAGGTTCTTTGAGAAGTATTTGGGACTGATGTGATGCTTGTTGTTGATTGTGATTGAAAGCAGGAGGTGGCAAAATGGTTTCAAGAGGGAAGAGTTTTTTTATTTGTACTTGGTATATGGGGTTTCTTCTTGAAGACATGAAAATGTAAAAATGAGCATTTTAATTTCAAGCCTAGCTAAGTAGACATCTTTCGATTTACCTTAGATTACGAGAGCTCAAGATAGATGTGAACCGTTCAACATGAGAAAATAGGAAAATTAAAGTGGCCTCCTTGAGAGGGATTATGATTTTGACGTTTCAACAAATTTAGATTGTGAGGTGTTCAAAATAGAAGGGTTAAAACCAAACGAAGAAGAAAAAGAAGCGTTATCGTTATTTTATAATAGATTTTACGGTCTATATGAAGAAGTTGTAAGTGATGAGTTTATGCTCTCGGATGCTAGAATAAGGTTTTACAAACTAAGAGAGGCATTTTCAATATATAAAGAGTTGTTGGATTATGAGCCAATTAAAGAATATATTCGCTGGATGAAAAAAGGTGGAAGACCTCATTTTGAAGGCATAATTGCAGATGACTTGTTTAGCTTTATAAGAAATTTATTATCACATTTTCCCATTTTTGATACATGGAATGATGTGTATATAAACAAGAACCTAGCTACTTGGAGTAAAGCGGGGCAAA